AAACTTTTGCATAAGTCTTTGTAATTCTTCTTGCATCAAATCCATTTCATCTGGAGTTAAGTCTTTATATGGTTTGCCAAATAATTCTTTAGCGATATCATCATAGTCAGCATACGGACCTGGAGCAGAGGCCATCTCCATATCTGGCTTATTACGTCTATAATCGCCTTTTAGAATGATATCGGGAGCTCCTGCTATAAATTTTTTCGATGCTGTAGTGTCTGTTAATGCCATAATTTTGTCTAAATTTAGTTTATAGGGCAGGCATACTAATCCTGAAATATCACACTTTATTTGATTTTTTTACTATCGTCAACACCTTTGAGAGGCTGACTACCTTGATATAGGTCGTCCCAAAATCTACCACAATAAGAATATTCGCCAATGTGAGTGATATAATCTTTTAAATACACATGTATTTTACCGCCCATATCTGACCATCTTTGACAAAAACCAAAATCTTCACCAAAGTATCGTTTAGTTTTAGGGTCATGAATAGTGTCAAAAAGATTAAACATATTGTCTTTTTTTTCTGTATTACCATTAATTATAGTAGGCTGATATATTTCTAACTCAGGGTAGTGTTTTATCATCTTTTCTATAACTTCTCTTTTAATTAACATACAGCCTGTAGGAGCATGAGTTACTTCTGCTACTCCATCCTCTACTTGTATTTTTGTAGGATCTTCTACTTTCAATGGAAATGTATATCCAGCTTTTGCTAGGTCATCTTTGTCGTTAACAGCTCTATGTTTTGTAGTCATTCGTCTCCAAGCTTTGTCCCAATCAAATGTTTTCATAGGATAAGGACAACCAATAACATCCTTATCTTTTTCTAACATTGTAAAAATAGTTTTAGACTGAAAGTCTATATCTGAATCTATAAATAATAAGTGCGTATAATGATCAGGGTGGTTAAGCATTTCGGCTACACACAAGTTTCTACCCTGTGTAACCAAAGATGATTTCATCAAAGTATAACTAACTAGGATTTTTCTTTGCATACAGTCTTGTTGAAATTTTAAAACCGCTTGACAGTAATGCATAGATACATCGCTATGCACAGGTGTGCATACCATTATTTTGTGAGGAGATGTCGTTCCAATATTGATCGTGGTAATTTCGGTGTCCCCGTTCTTAGATGGCTTATCAAACCAGATGGGTTCATTGTTTGCGCCTTGCGCTTTAGGACTTTTTTGCATTTACCGCTCCTTCCAAAAATCTTTTCCAAGATGTACCAATTTTATTCCAACCGTAGTATGTTTGTGCATATGCAGATTGACATTCTAAATGATTATGTATTTGTTCTTCGTGTAAACTATTAGCAGCAGCTTCTATACCGTATGCAAATTTTTTAGCTAGCAACCTATAATCTTTTTCATAAGGTATATACATTGGAAACTCTGCTCCTGTTTCAAACAAAGCGCCATAATTCGTTGTAATACAATACAACCCTGCAGCCATTGCTTCCAATAGTGATATGCAAAATGTCTCCTCAAAAATACTTGGATAAACATACATATTATACGTGTGCATGTGATCTTTTATAAATCCATTTGGTTTGTACCCAATGTAATTTACGTTATCTAATTGTTCTGCTTGTTTATATAATTCTTTATAGTTATGATCGTTTCTTTCATAAAAATCTTTTCCGTATATTTCACAAGACGAATACACGTCTAAACTTATCAAAGGATTTTTTACTAGCTGCATAGCTCCTAATAATACTGACAATCCTCGCCACGGTGTGTTTTGATGGATAATTTTTATAGGTTGACCTTTTTGATAAGGAGCAGACTTACCTATTTTATCTATACCATTTTTAATAACTACAGATTTATGTGTGGGTATATCAAAGTGATCTCTAAAATGTTCATAGTTCCAATGACTATTAAACACATACCAATCGTACTTGTCGTGATTAGATTTATCTTTAAACCAATGATATAAATTACTTTGATCGTAAGAATTTTTTTGCCATAGGATATTTACTTTTGTAGGATGTAACGGAATTTTTTCTGGCACAGATGTACAGATCTGTACTTCACTTAATAATTTTGTATCAACGTATTTTGATAAATAGTCGAATTGTAATTCAGTTCCGCCTTTAGGTTTTTGGTTTATCATTTTTTTGATTCATTACTTTCTGCATTATGTCTAAGCCTTTCGGAGAAACTTGTACAGTTACATCTTGAACTATATCAGCTCCTTCTTTCTTTTCTTTAAATACTTCACCAGTTTTAGTATTACGCCACGTAGTTATCGTAGTGCAATCTATTTTATATACATTATCCGTTTTCATTCTCTCTGTTTATAAGTGCATAACTTATCAGGCCTTGTATCTTACTACTGCCTGTAGCTGCTTGTACAGTTATAGCATCTCCTGCTTCTAAATTCAAGCCCTGAGGTGAAGCATTTACTTGCGACTTAGCGGGCACATCATCTCGAAAAAATTCGTACTCAGTACTAGAATCAGATGAGTCAACAAAATTCATATTTACTACGATAGATGATGATGCATCATTGTTTGCACAATAGATGCTTTTAACTATAATTGTTCCATCGATAGGACAAGTAAGCACTGTAGCCTTGCTTGTATCAGCTTGTTTAAAACCTTGATTTTTATAAAATATACTCATGCTAAGAAATAATTAAATGCTTCTTGTTCGTTTTTTAAATCTTGTTGAAAAGAAAAATTAAGTTGTTGTTGCAAAGTATTTAAAGCTTCTAAAACCTGTCTTTGATTTTCTGCATCGTATTCAGGCTTAGGCTCTGGTATGTATGCTGTTACTTTTGCCATTAGTAATCTTGTCTTCCTCTACCAGTTCTATTACTTACAGGACCTCCCGTTGTTGCGCTAACACCAAATCCTTGTCCAAAATCATAAGATTTCTGACCATCAGCGCCTACTCCATATCTACCATCACCACCACCTGGTGGAGCAGTAGGTGAATCGCCACCATGAATATTTATAGATTTTGTCTTTTTAATTTTTTGTTTTAGTTCTTCTTTTTGTTGATCAAATTTATTTTTCATATTAGTTAAGAAAGTAAATTCAGCTAGATTTCTTTTATTCATTTCATTCCATGTTTTACCATACTCATTTATATTATCTAAGCCACCATACTTTTCGGTCCATCTATCTTTAGATTTTTCAAGGGAAGTTACTTTATCTGCATAACCTTTTTCAATAGATTCTGCATAGTTACCAAAAAGACTTCTAACATTTTTACCTCGAAAATCTTTTAATGAACCTGTGTTAGGATCTACGTATATTCCACTGCCTGGAACACCTTTCATATCCATAACCGACTTAATAAATTTTCTATCTTGATATGGAAGAGTATTAAATTTATCTAAACCTTTTACAAATCTCATACCTGGTATAAAATCTATTGCACTGGAAGCTATGCTTGGTACAGTTTTAGTAAAGAAATCTTTTGCTTGTGTCATGATACCTGTTGGTCTAGTAAAATAATTTCTTTGTTCGTCTATTCTTGGATCACCTAAAGCAAATTTTTGACCGCCTGCCATTACAAATGGAGGTTCAAATGTTTGTCCTACTGTTGACTGTGTGATGCCAGATGAAAGCGCAGTGTCAAAAGGTTTAAAGGGATATACATCGTCAGCACTTCCATAAGTTATTGATTTTGGTAATTCTTCTACAGATTTAAAAGGAAAATCACTTTTCATCCCTGAAGAAAAAGGCATAGCTATTGGTACACTGGTGCCGGGATAATATTGAACATTATTATCAATAGGCTGACCTGTAATAACATTAAAATCTGGCTCTGCACTAGCTGCAGGAGGAAAAAAGAAATCTCCTATTTTTTGTAAAATACCTGTTTTCTGTGTTTGTTGGTTTTGAGCAGCCGCTAGATATGCTTCTGCTTGTTCTCTAATCTCAGGCGTATCGCTATTTAACATAGCTTGTAAATTTTGATCTGATATACCTATGCCATAACTAATTGGTGTGGCCATTATCTTCTCCCATCCGGTTGTGCATCAAGTCTAAAAGTTCCGTATCTCCACGACTCCCCTGTTGAGGTATTTGCTATTTGAATTGCAACTAGTCGACCTCTAGCTCGAGTATCTATCTTATCAGTGGTTTTAGTTATTGTAAAGGGTCCAAGTGGAGATCCTACAGGAGCGTTGTCTGGATAATCATTTAAAAACAATGTAACTGTAGAATTACCACGTAAATATTTAAAATCAGGTATAAATCTTTTTACAGACATAAAAAATTCTCCGTCTCCTCTGTAATCTGCCACACCCGTCATCTGTCCTAACGGACTTCTTCTAGATGTAATATCCCAGTCTCCAGATTTAATAAAAGCATTAATCGATGTAGTGCCAGAACTGTTGACTTGGTCATCACCTTTCTCATGACAATAGTAAACAGATGCACCATATTTATTAGTTAAGCCACTAATAGCAGCAAAAACAGGCGTGTCTGTAGCACCATAATCCGTAGCATATGGTTCAGAATATACACCCTGATCTTGATAACTAGATCTGTCTAGGGATGATGTTGTAAATACATTTTCTGAATAATTATAAGTTACACATCTATCAATTTGTTCTGATCCAGATTTAGGATAGAACCAATTTATTTCTGTGTACAAGGCATTGGGTGATGAATAAACAATATCAGAAGCGTTATAGTTTATTCCTAAGTTA